ATATAATACTATTAAAGACAATGATATTTATTCTATTACTAAATTTCTGTTAGATAATGGAGCAGATCCAAATATTTGTTCCAAAAAAGGAAATTCCCCATTAATGTTAGCCATTAAATATTTTTGTATATTTGGTAATAATAAGAATATGATATTGGATAATTATGCAGAATTAATAACTTCTAATGTTAAAATAATAACATTAGAAACACAAAAGAAACATTAAATTAATTTATTAAGAATACATTCATTTCAAAATAGAAAATTAATAGCCATTATATTCACGATGGACAACAGTGGGGGCTTTAATACTAATAGTCATACCTTGGCCATAATTGAACATAGCAGGAGTATCTAATGGTGCCTTAAATGTAAGTAATCTATCAGATCCATCTGGATTCTTTTGAACAACAGGATCAAGATTAGGAGGGAAAGGAGGGACAGGATTCAATTGAATAAGTGCAGAATTTGATAATCCGGCAGCGTTATTGCATTGAGTCATATCAGGGAGTTGGAAAGTTCCAAAACCAAGGGAGAATGAAACAGGGTCAACACCTGTAGGTTCACCTCCAAGATCTAGAACACGACTACCACGAGTAGAAAGAGCATAACCAATACGTGTGACTCTGAAAACTTCTTGATCATTGATTATCCAGCGTAATCTGTTAGATGGACGATGATATGCAATTTCCAATTTAATATAATCATCATTGGCACTACGATTCATTACAGGTACGACATGTGTGAAAGCATGATAATGATTCAAACTGCCACCAAATTCGGGCCATTGGAATGGCAAACGTTCATATAAAGCAAATATTTTCTTATTTGTAATAATGAAGTCAGCAACAATATTGGTATTAAAATCAACCATATTCAATGCACCTGATGCAACACGAGGATCATCTTCAGGGTCGTCGACACCACCATCATTAGATGAAGTCGATCTATATTGATTTGGAACAGGTGAAACATGCAATTGTTTTCCTTTAATTGATGCTCTAAATACAAGTTCTGGAACACATTTACCATCTTCAGATGGTGATCCTGTTGGTGCAACAAATGCATCTTTGGCGAATATCAAATACTTTGGATGATCAAGGACACCAACAGTTGACTTAGTGAAAACAGCAGAATTGATGTTTAATTCAGAATTAGATATATTGGTTGTTGTAACACCATCATCACAAGTATATCCACTGACTGGATCTGCTTGATAGAAATATGGTTTATTATTGCCAACTGCAAAATTTGAAAAATTATCAGTCCATACAACAGTCTCCTTATCTTTCTTACATTTCTTCTCTTCTATTTTGCATTCTGGTTTAATTTCTTTCTTTTCACATTTTTTGCATTCTTTAAATTCGTTCTTTTTGCACTCATCTTTAGATACTTTCATAAAGGGTGAAAAAATTGATGACAAACTGACAAAACATGAATCACAACTATTTTTACCGGGCATATATATACTAAGTATATATCCAATAAATATGTATATAAGGGATACCCCATCCATCATGGATAAAGATAAAACACATAATCATTTACATCATGACAACATACAATAAAGTTTAATCAAATATAATGATTATCTTAACATTAAATATAGTTCGAGCATGAACACAGATCAAATAATACAAAATCAATTGCATAATATGAATCAGACCAATCAATTTCCAGAAACAACAAATCCGTTGGCTGGAATATCTGTATATAAACCAAAAACAACAGGAACCTTAATATCAGATATTGTTGGTGGAAATAACAATAATTATCCAGTAAGAAACATGAATTCACCTGATTTAAGACAAACAATTGATCCAAATATAGCCTCAAATCTTCGGCAATCTGTAAATAATAGATATGGAGATTTTGGTTATGATAATAGTAGAGAATCAGATAAAGAGTCAGAATATAGTAGGATCAGAGAATTGGCAAAAGATGTTAATGATTCATTACAGGCACTAGAGAAAATAGAGAAAATCAAGAAGAATAAGACAAAGAATAACGACAATAAAGAATCAAATAATCAAACAGAATTAGATGAGAAAGAAGATGATAAGGTTGTATTAGAGACAGTAGATTATGAAAATGATTATTTAAAACTGATAACAGAATTTTTGATATTATTGACACTATATGTAATATTGAGTCAACCATTTGTTGTGGAAAGTATGTCAGGTTATATTAGTCAGCTAAATCCTAATGATGACGGAACAGTTAATATGACAGGAATTATTATTTATGGTGTATTATTAACATTTTTATTTATTGTAGTTCGTAAATTAGTGTTTTCAAAACTCAAGTAATAATTTTCTTCTTTTTTGATTCATTCAACAATGTAAAGAATGAATCTAGAGATTTATTAATATTTTTCAGATTAATATCATATCCAATATTAAAACTTTCTCCTTTAGTATTATGTTTATTATCTTTTGTTTCAATAATTGAATATTCAAGTTCATTAATCTTGACTGTCTTGTAATTATAACTTATGATATGGTGATAATCCACAACATTTGGGAAATCATCTTCAGAACAATTATTATAAAAATCAAAAATAAATATTCCTTTATAATCTGGATCTGTAAAAGCATGAGTTTCTTTTCTGAAATATTTGGTATCATTGTCTTCAATTCTTGCAAAAGTATCTTTTATTCCATATTCAATATATTTCCCTTCTTTGGTATTATCATTAAATAATTTTTTGATTTGGGTATTATTGATATTTGTGAATTTAATTTGACAATCAGAGAGTATGTCATAATAGGGATAATACTTAATCTTAATCAGATCAGGATTCTTATAAGTGTTTATTTTGTCAATTATTTTTTCCAGATATGATATTTTCGTTTCAGTCATATTGTATTCTAATAATGTAATAATATTATATTGATGTAATATTGTTATTGTTTTAATTAAAAATTCAATTTTATTTAGTCAAAAAAAAATGAAAATTAATATTTCTTTAATCATAAGTATTAATTATTAATCAAATCTACATATTACATTTAGAAATCATAAATGGTTAATCGGACCAAACAAACAATCAAATCTAAATACCTTAAAAAAGGTATGGTGTTTGATGATGATAATGCAAGCAATAGTTCAGAAGACAGATCAAATAATACTAATTCACACTCTAAAAGAAAGGATACAGATAATGATCTATATGACAGTTATTTGGAAGGTATGCGTGAAGATCATACTAAAAATTATAAATCATGTGTGCTTATTTCCTTTGGTGTGTTGTCAATAAATAAAGACAGACTCAATACAGATTACAATAAATTGAATAGTTCATTATTTGTCACAAAGGGTAACGGACTTGTACTTATTCAGAAAACTATTAGAGATATTGCAAGTGATAATTTTGATGATGTGAATATGTTATTAATTGAACAAGCCATTCAAGTGGAAGCAATTGATGATAAAAATATTAGAGATCTTGTTGAGAATATTTATTGTGAATTTGAACTTATTGGAGACACATATATCAAAAATATCCAGACATTGATTGATAAGAATAAATTGACAATACAAAAATTTACAGAATTAAGGACAGATTATTTTACAAAAACTTCCAAGATTATCAAATTGATGTATCCATTATCAGAATATATTGTTCTCAAAATCAAGAATGAAACTAAATATCAAAATTACAATCTTGGCAAGACAATGAGAGATTATGTATTTTATAAAAATATTTTTGGTCATAAATACAAATATGAAGGTAATGACACATATATCTTGAATATACTGATAGACAAATTGAAGAATGGTGATGATTATAAGGGTGTTATAGAAATATTCAAAATAATCAATACATACAAAGGATTCTCATATTCAGTTAACAATAAAATAAGAAATAAATTATTTGATGAGGAAATAGACAAGATTTTTCAGAGAAGATTTATTTCTGATAATTTGTTGGAAAAGTTTGTTATTGAGATTGATATTAATCTCAAGAAATTACATACATCATCTAATAAGATAGAAAAGGGGAAATTAGTTGATAATATTTCAGATCTTGTCCAGTTATGTAAGACATCATCTGATCCATTAATGTTTATGTCATTATATCATAAATATCTCCAACCAAGATTAATACATCCTTTATGTAATGTTGTAGTTGAAGAGACACTATTTAATTTCATGAAATACAATGATTCACCTGAATTATATGTATTAATGCAATATGCGATTAATGATGTTAAAAGCACTGAAACAATTAATAAAATATTCAGAAGAATTAATGTTGAATTCAAGACAGACAAATATCCAAAAGTATTCCAAGACAATTTCAATAGACAATGTGTTGAGTTTAGCATATTCAGAAAATATGCATGGGATTTATTAGAAAATGAAAATTACACAAGATTCAAAGAACCAATAATGATGAAATCATATCTTGATATGTTTGAAGAATTTTATGAGAAATATTTCTCAAAAAATATGAACAAATATTCCAATAGAAAAATAGAATACAATTATGATTATTCAACTGTCCAATATGAATTATCAATTAATAGTAAGACTTATTTAATTAATTCTAATTTTATCCAGGGAGCAATATTGTCATACATTATTGAGAATGAATCATTAACTGCAATTGAGTTATCAGAAAAATTGGATTTAGATTTGAAACGTATTAATAACCATATTAATTCATTATTGATGTCTAAACTTGTATTACGTGATACCAATAGAGACAGTAAGCATATTAAGTTTTACATTAATACTGAATATGAATCTGACAGTAATCATGTTGATCTGACTGAATATTATGATCTTGCAATTAAAGCCCTACAAGAATTATCAATGAAGAAAGAGAAGGAAAAAGAAGAATTAACAATCAGTTATATTAAAGGTATTATTATTAATATGTTTTCTCAAAACAGTAATACAATTACCCTTAATGATATTACAAAATCATTGAAGGATTATTTCACTAATGATGCAAATAATCAAAACATTAATGACAAATTAATTGAATTGACAATCACATCATTGATTAATAACAAGATTTTAGATAAGAAATCTGATAATGAATACTCCCTGACTATTACTCAAAATCAAACTACTAAACCTACTGTTGATAATCGTCTTACTATTACTGATAATGATAATGATAATAATAATGATAATGATAATGATAATGATAATGATAATGATAATGATAATGATAATGATAATGATAATGATAATGATAATGATAATGATAATGATAATGATAATGATAATGATAATGATAATGATA